ATGAACGAGACCTTGGACATCATGTGTGGCTCCTCAAAGTTCTGACCACAGAACTGTCGTAGCATTCTGCCTATCGTGCGCTTGGGCTTCATCTCGAATGAGGCGACACATATCTTCTGGTGTTGCTTCATCAGACCTAGTGCAATCTGCCCAGTGATTAAACTCTTACCACCTCCGTTGCTACCAGCGTACAGGGTAACCTCACCGGGGCGAAACTGGAATGTGGACTTGGTCTTCTCCCACGGCATGGTCTGAAATGTTTCCTTGGGTGGACTCTTGAACTCGTCAAGTATTTCCTTGAGCCAATGACTTGCTGGCTTAACTTGCTCAGCATGGCTTTCTGCCGTGATGTATTTGTTGAAGTCAACGTCACCGTCACGGATAATGCGTACACTACGCATCTCGTCTAGTGCCCTAGACTTCTGCTCGATGTTAGATATTTGCATAATGTGTTACCTCCTGAATTCGTTCCCCAGCTAATTTAATCCTTTGTGTATCGGCATGGGTAAGCTCTTTACTGTTAGCTATGTCACTAGCCGCAACAGCCAACAACAACGCCTCAAAAGATAAAATGCGTAGCAAGTCCGTAGCGTAGAATGCTGGCTTAGTTGGTTTGTGGTGATGCTCTTCGTCCCGTGGTGGGAATAGGTCAGCCAAGTCCATACCCACAGCATTAACAACTTCTGACGCGGTACAACCAGCAAAGCATTTCAATAACACTGTACCGTCTTGCGTCTCACGAATTGCCAGTGAAGGTGATTTATCTTTATGCGCTGGACAAGATGCTGTCCAAGCTCCCCTTTTACCCTTAACTTTGTCTAATCTTGATAATAACTGTTCGACTGGTGTCATAATATGCCTCTAGAACTCACTAGGATGCTCGTCAGTAGACGAACTGGTGCTGTTATATGTATAGGTAGCCTAGTCATAATCAAAGTTGATTCCTGAGCGTTCTGAGAGGTCACAGAATTCTCCTGCCTTGACCAAACGAAACTACCGTTTCATCCTCCCACCGTTGTTGATTTATGTACGTCATCGGTGATGGCTCAAACCCTGTAACCCACTGTTCACTGGTCTTGAGAGCTTGTACGCTAGATAAAATCTTAGGCGCTATCGCATCCAGACCAGACGACTTCCACTTTTTCAAACACGCAACCTTGCCGACCTTGCGTTTCGACTGAGGCCACAAATTCCAGAACTCGTCGAATTTCGACGAAGGGGGTATAGGGGGTTTTATATTGGTTATTGGTTCTTGGTTAGTATTGCCTTCGTATGTTTCTAGTAATGCCTTCGTATTACGTTTGTATTGCTTTCGTATTACGTTCGTATCAGTACCCTTGGTTTTATTAGCCCAACGGACTGCTACCGATGACCTAGCTTTATCACTTTTTTGGTGAAATTTTAGTATCTCACTGTCACATCGTGTATGTATGTAGCCATTTTCTGTCAACAAAAAGAAGTCATTCAACACATTTATTAGTGCTTGTTGCTCATCCTCTGTACGGACGTTATACGAACGTATCAGTTTCGTATGATTAGCGCAAATGGGTTGTTCGTCAAGATAGTAAGTATCTAATAACTGACGATATAATCCATGCTCTAGCAAAGACAGGTGGGTAGTGTCTCTACGATAATCACCGATATTGTGAAAATAGTAATTCATGCTTAACCCCTCGCTTGTGCCTTCAGTTTTATCTTCAATCTTGGTGCCCTTAGAACTGCCGCTAGTTTTGGATTCTTGTGTGGCTTTGGTTTGCCCCTAGCTTTTAGACCTAGCTCTATATTGTTAGCAACCTGTGCGGTGTACTTTGCTATAGCGTTATCACAGTTATAGTTGTGGTATCCATCGTCCGCACGAACAAAGAACTCATCTATTACCGACTCAACCGTATCAACGTCCATTTGGACTTGTATAGCAACTGTTTCGATATTTAACGAAAGTGGCTTCTCGCTAATATAGTACAGGTCAAGCATACGTCTGTATGTAAGGTCTTCGGCATCTGAGATGTGGGATGTCTTATTGACGTAATCACCAACGTGGAATTTGTACCATATCATTTTCTTATATCTCCAAATACGTCAGGTCGTAGATTCCTACGACTCACGGCACCACGGGTATAGCGCTCGATTTCAACGCATAACTCAGGGCTTGCTTGCTTGCGGCTACTAATGACAAGTGAGAGCCAAGTTTTGGATATACCCAACGATTTAGCCATTAACAATTTAGAGCCTCGCGGCTTTCCTTCAAAGAACTTTTCGAGTGTCATTTTAAATCTCCGTAGTTGTGAATCTATTTGCATATTACACTAATAAAAATAGTTTGCAAGGGGGTTGTAATTTTAAATTACATCTGCTACATTGACAATTAGTTTACTGTGGAGATAAAATGAAAACCAATAGAAAGCTACAAACCGCTACAAATAAAGATTTGGTACTGGATTACATTAGCAACAACGAGGGCTGCACCAAACAGCAAATGATGGAGAAATTCTCGTTATCCATAAATCAGATGAATAATATTTTACATAGATTAAAGCCGTCAATTGCTTTGGTATTGACGGGTAGCCAAATATCTCGCATTGGTACGTATCGTGTACGGACTGATGAGGATATAGAGCGTGTCGTGGTTAAGCCCACGATTGCAGGTGCGCGTGTCATCCATGCTGGAGATTTACTAGCCAAAAAATATGGCTACAAGTCACCAGAACTTAGAAAGCCAGCCAAGGTAACAATCCAAAGTGGAATGGGAGGTAGTGTATATGACTAAGTACAACAAGCAAAAACGGCAAGAGAGTCTGGAGTGGTTGAGGGCTAGGGGTAAGTGGGTACTAGATAATAAGTACACCCCAACGAACTCAGTCAACACGGATATATCAAAGACCTTTGAACGCATTAGACAGGAGATGAAAATTGAACAATAGCGACGTTGATGGAAATGATTTTGGAATTGATTCAGACATTCTGATGCATCAATTACATATGGAAAGAATGCAGATTCTTGAAGAAGCCATGACTAGGGCTGAGGCAGGCGTTGCTAGTAAAGCCGACTGGGAAACCATTAGGTACGAGTGTGGTATGGGAGTTTTACATAAAGGAGATTCAAATGGGATTCACAACAAAATCAAGCGGGTCGTCATGTAGTTTTGTACCAGTGCCAGTAGGTATGCATCTGGCTAGGTGTTATAGGATTATTGATTTAGGTACACAAGAAAAAGAGTGGCAAGGAAATAAAAAAAAGATACCTCAAGTGATGTTGCAATTTGAGATTCACGGTGAGGACGATGCTGGTCAGCCAATACTAACAAGTGCAGGCAAGCCAATGTCTATGTCCAAGACCTACTCAAACATCCTGTCCGAGAAGTCAAATCTTAGACTTGATTTGTGTTCATGGAGAGGTAAAGATTTCACTAGGGCAGAGGAGCTTGGCTTTGAACTATCTAACGTGATAGGTGTGTGGGCTATGATTACAGCGGCTACTAGCACTAAGGATGGCAAAGAGTACACCAACATAGTATCCATCAACCCAGTTCCTAGCATCATCAAACAAGCTGGACTTCCAGAGGGAATTAATAAAACCCAGATATTCTGGATTCAAGAGCCAGACATGGAGATGTACGAGTCATTCTCTGAATTTACTAGGAAAAAGATAGCGCTGTCTCCAGAGTGGCAAGCTAAGTCAGCTCCAGTTAAGCAACCAACTAGCGCCCCAGTGATTAATCCTAGCTCACCATTTGATGAGTTTGAAGATAACTTGCCGTTTTAATTGGAGAATATTATGAAAATAATTTATGTGATTATTGGCTTGTTTGTATGTGGTAGCGCATACAGCGATACATACCTCTACGGCACTATGGGAAACGCATTGGGTAGCACTACGACGGTTGGCACCATGACTGTTTACAGCAATCCATTTGGCAATGTAGTGGCGACATCCATAACACCAACTCAGGTTGGCAACCAACCTCCACCCCCAACCATACTGGATAGCAGTATATTTACGGCAACCACAGCCACCTCAAAATGAGGTTAATGAGGAATTCTCGTGCGCCCCACATAGACTTCAACGAGTTTCGGGGGATGATTAAATCCAACCCTAAGATTCTGCCATGTGACATAGACATGATAATTGAGCGTAAAGGCAAATTTCTAGTCGGCGAGTGGAAGAGGGAAGGGGAGAGCATGAGTCAGGGGCAGGTGCTGTTGTTGCAAGCCCTAGCAAAACAATCACAGTTTGTTGTTGTCGTCATTCACGGGCACACGGATGACGATACGGTGGTTTTTGGATTTGATTGGATTAACAAGCGAGGTGAATTAAAGCACGGAGGAAAGTGCTTCGATGACTTAAAGAACTTCATTGTTCGTTGGTATGAATACGCAGATAGGGGATAAAGATGACTAAAAAATTCAGTTCTAAAATAACTCTGAAGGCTAACTTTGTTATTGGGAAGGGCGATATTGGCAACTTGCCTAGGTGGCGTAAGAATGGAGTGCTACTGAGGGCTGACATACTCAAGGCATGGATTGTATTGCTACAGAAAGAGTATGAGGTAACCGTGCTTGAAGGCGCTAATGAACTAAAAGAACGACGTCTGCTTACCCAGAAAAAGAGTAGCATATCAAATGTGTTTTATGGCATCTTTGGTAAATCTAAGGAGTAAGAAATGAAAAAGACTGAAGCATGGACTCGCAAAGAAGGCAAGGCTGAATCTGGTGGCTTAAACGCTAAGGGCAGAGCCTCTTACAACAAGGCTAACCCAGACAAGCCGGGGCTTAAAGCTCCACAGCCAGAAGGTGGGCCTAGGAAGAAGTCATTCTGTGCCCGTATGTCTGGCATGAAAAAGAAACTGACAAGCGCTAAGACAGCTAATGACCCCAACAGTCGTATAAATAAGTCCCTGAGAGCATGGGATTGCTAAAGGATAACCAATGTCACTAATTGCAAAAAACACACACGTTCAAGAGTCCACACATTGGTATACCATGGACGGCGCACCCCAGTACACCGTACCATCTAAGAAGGATGGCTCACCACGTAATACCACGCTTAGGGACGCTAGGACAATGAACCTAGTTCCTAGTGTGACTACAATATTGGGGGTGTCGGCTAAGCCAGCCCTGATTAACTGGCTACAGCAACAGGTACTTATGGCGGCGCTTACCCTACCCAAGCGGACGGACGAGCTTGAGAAGGACTACATTGACCGTATCATCCAAGACTCCAAGGAACAAGGTCGTTCTGCGGCAGATGAGGGTACACGCATCCACGAGTCAATACAGGGGCATTACGAGGGCAAACTAACCGTCAAGCACCGTGAGCATATCCAAGGCACAGTTAACGCAGTAGAGGCTCATTACAGCGGTCATAAATGGATATGTGAGAGGTCGTTCGCTCATACAGACCTAAAGTTTGGTGGAAAGTGCGATATGCACTCAACCAAAGACTACGGCATCGTAATTGACATTAAGACGAAAGAGTTCACTGACCCAGACAAGGTCGAGGGCTACGACGAACATCTAATGCAGTTAGCCGCCTATAGGGTTGGGCTAGGTATACCAGAGGCTAGGTGTGCCAATGTCTTCGTCAGCCGTAATGTACCGGGGTTGGTTGTGGTAAAGGAGTGGGAACACGACGACCTGATACGTGGGTGGAAGATGTTTATGGCGCTGTTGCAGTATTGGCAACTCAAAAACAAACTGGAGGATACAACGTGCTAACCGAAGAAGAGATTACACAGATATTTTTTTATAGTGACAGACCACGCCCAGACGCAGTTCTGGCTGTAGATGTAGACCTAGTTCAGTTCGCTAGGAACATCGAAGCCTACGTCCTAGCGAGAGTTGCGGACTAACCCTCCACGGGCTTTCTTCTGTGGAGTCTTTGGGTTGTAATAGTCATACGCTATCGTAGGTATGGCTAGACCCAAACCACCAACTGTACCAACACCTTTAATCGCCATCCCTAAAGGGCCAGCAGGCGGTATCATTGACATCCCACCAAATACAGCAGCTAGTGTGTTCAATACTGCACCACCGTAGTCACCACGTTGGTATCTGTCCCAAGCCTCTTCAGCCGACAATGCTGTACCAGCACCACTGAGTGCGTTCCATAGCACTGGTGACTTAGCTACCTTGAGACCAAAGTTCTTTAGCGTCCCAGATGGTGGGTGTTCCTTGAGAGCGCGATTTGCTGTGTCCTGCGCAAGCGCTGTTCTTTCCTTGGCTTTTGCTAGGGCAGCGGCG